GAAAGTAAACAACTTTTTTAACTTTTTTTTGAAAAAAAGACCCCGAAGGGTCCTTATTTACGTACAGGATTCACAAACATACTCAGTATCTTCTTTTTGCTGACGCAAATAGTAGAACGTTTTCATCCCGTATTTGAAACCATATAGATGAAGCTGTGTAAGTTCCATCAATGAATCAGGGCGTGACATGTATACGTTAACCGATTGTGCTTGGTCTATCCATTTTTGACGAACTGCAGCACATTTCAATAGTCCAAACTGATCACACTCAAACGATTTTTTGTAATATCTATTATTCTTTCTGAAGTTAGGAACTACAGTAGGAATCGTGATTGTACCTTCTTCTTTATAGAAGAAATCGTGTACTGGCTCAGTAGACTCGATCGCATTAACTGCTTTACCAGATGTAGCTGTTGGTGCAATTGCCATAAGTTGAGCGTTACGAATGCCAAATGTACGAACTCGTTCTGCAAGTTCATTCCAACGATCCCAATCTGGTTCGTATTCAGTCAATTCAAATGCGTTTTTGTTAGCTTTATGAATTGGAAGAATACCTTTAGACCATTCAGTTTCATGGAACTGAGGGAACTTGCCTTTTTCAATCGCCAATTCAACAGATACAGAAATAATCATATAAGATATTTCATCCCATAGACGATCTTGTTCTTCTGCTGACTCTTGACTATCGACGACAATTTCTTTTAGTGCCAAATAGTTAGTCTGATTCAGAATTCCAATACCCAAGTAACGATACATTAAGTTAGAATTCTTGCCTTCCTTAACTGGGTAATTAGCAACATCAACTGTGTTATCTAGTGCGCGAACCATTGTGCGAACAAGCTGCCATTTTTCGTCGTCATTCATGTAGAACCACTTTTCTGCATTAATTGACGAAAGATTACATAGTGCAATCTCGCCAGCGGTGTAACGCTTAACGATACGCTTATCACCAGCTTCCATTGTTACAAGCTCTTCATTAATTGTTTTAGAAGCCCTTGATGGAAGAACAATTTCTGTACAAAGGTTAGACGAACCAATGTAGCGATTTAGCATTGATGTTTCGTTAACGTTTTCTTCATGCATTAGGTAGATGTTACCAGTTTCAGAACGTTCTTTCATGATCTTTTCCCAAAGTTCACGAGCAGACACTTTCTTCTTACGAATAGAACCTTTATTCAAATATTGATTGTAGATTCTTTCAAACTCATCACCAAATGTTCCAATTAGATCAGGCGTGTCCTTTGGATCAAACAACGTAATTTCTTCATCCTTAATAACTGCGTCAATGAAGTGGTTGTTTAATTTAATTGCGTATTGCAATCCACGTGCACGGTTTTCATCAGTTCCGCCATTTGATTTCAACGACAAAATATCAAATACATCTAGGTGCCACCAATTGAAGTAAATTGCTAAAGCGCCTGGGCGTTTGCCACCTTGGTTCCATGCTTTCATGATAGACTCAAAGAACTTCATAAAGGGCACTGGACCAGAAGAGTATCCTTGTGTTCCTTCGATGTAACCACCTTTAGCACGCATTGCACTAATATCACAAGCAGTTCCGCCTTTGAACTTAGAGTAAATACCTAAATTTTTACCTGTATCTAGAATTGAGTGCGAATCGTCATCTAGAGTGTTCAAAACACAAGAACTTAGCTGTTGGCCGGGTGTCAATGCATTCAAGATTATAGGTGTTGCAACTGTATATTGGTGCTGTGAAATCGCATCGTAAAGTTCAATTACACGTTTTACTTTATCTTGTTCTTCAACCATTAACGCCATAGCTACACGCATATAAGAATGCTGAGGCAATTCAAGCTTTTTAGTCTTTGAATAGTTCAAACAATACTTATCAAAGAAAGTTACTAGACCTTTATAATTGAATAAATGATCACGTGAAGGATCTATCGCATCGTTAATTTGCTCAATCTCTTGCGCTGTATAACGTGATACGGTTTTGCGATCATAAATTTTGTGTTCTAGACCTTTTGCAAGAACATCTCTCAAGTGCGGGTAATCTTTTTCGTTAGAAATGTTATACGTTTCTTTGTAGAGACCCATTAACTCAAGTTTGGCAGCAACATCTTCCCACATGGGCTGAAGCATGCTTATTTTATTCACAGCAGTAATGATTAGCTGCTGATACATATCCTTGATATGAATCTCTTTATGCAACTTAATCTCAGTGTCACGAATAAGTTCGTCAGCCATAAATTCTTTGTCATCACAGGCCCACATCAAAAGCTTCTGCATCTTTTGTGGATTGAATGGCTCTTTGCGACCATCTCTTTTAATGATCGTAATTTTATTCGCGTTCATCGTATCTTGGTTAGAAATATCGATTTTTTCTTTACCTTGGATTGCTGCTGCAAGGTTTTCAAGAGGTACTCGATTGTACCTCTTTTGCTTATTATTTTTCGCCATCATTCACCTTTAAAAGTTTAATTCTAAAATACCGCTAGGTACGTCGTTTTTCATAATTCCTATACTATATACTGCTAGATCTGATTCCTGAAGAGCTGCGTTATCAAGATTCAAGTTCTTGTAAGTATTGAACCATTGTACCACATCTGTCTTCTCTTGTGAATAGATTTTTTCCATTCCGATCATATTTAAACGAACGTCAACGTAGTATTTCAAGAATCCTTCAACTACTGGCATTGTCAATGAAGGGATTGGTCCTATTTCTAGCAAGTATTGTGCCCATTCTTTTTCATCTTCATAAACTTTTTTGAATGTATTTTGCACCATTTCCTTATACCAATCTGAAGACATAATTTCTGTGAATCCTTCATTGGTTTCAGTCGACAAAATTTTAAGAAGTCCTGCACTCATGCTAGTGTGTAAGTCTTCATCAAAGTTAATTAGTTTGATGATACGTGTAGCGCCTTGAATTTTATTGTTATAGGCATTGTTAACAATGTATGTTACCAAGAACGATACATAAAATTTTACACCTTCAAGAGCATAAATGTTTACGAGCAGTTCAAGAACCAACTTTTTCTTTTCGTCAAGAGTTTCGAGTTTATTAATATTTTTAACTCTCGAATAGAGCTCGATTTCTTTGTCGATACGGTGTTGAATTTCCGGGTAATCTTTAATTTTGTCAAAAATCTTTGACGCGTCAGAGAAAATACCACGCAAAAGGTGTGAATATGATAAACTATGGATAAGTTCAAAATATCCCCATGTCTTGAACATTGCTTCAAATTCGGGATTTGTACAAAGTTCAGCCATAACTTCTTCAAGGCCTTTGTTTTGCCCTGAATCCATAAGAGTTTGGAATAACCAGATGCGAACCATGATTTCTTGCGCAAATTCAGGAAGTTCAAAAAACTTCTGTGCATCATTAACCATGGATATTTCGTTTGGATTCCAAAAAGCATTACGTTGTGATTCTTCCATCTTTACTGCGAATGCGTATGATGGATTATCATAGCGTTGAAATCCGCTATAACCACCAAAGAAAATCTTTTCGCTAGACTTCTCAGGCACTAAGTTATTGACGTCAATAATACTGTTCATAGATTATACCTTTATTTTAGAGACTAGAAACCCTGCACCAGGGCTCTAGAGATTTGTATTTCGTCACCCTGAGTCGGGTGTGTAATGCTTTTACTTGGTAATTATATCAAGTAATGAGTTAACAAATGTTAACTCGAGGGTTGAATTGGCATCGTTAACTGAAACGGGTCAGATGCCTGCTGTGGTAGATCACGCAACGCTTGACGATACGCCATCCATTCTTCTTTATCCGCGCCAGTGTATGACGCAAGTTCGTAAAAGTCAGTTTGTGCCAATGTCGTGTTACGCCAAAAGCGAATCCTTGACCATTTATTTTTAGCACGAACTTCTGCGACTTCTGAAGGAAGAGCAACTAAATATGGAACACGGATCCAGTTTCCATCTACATCCTTTTCAACTCTTGTTCTTATAAAATCAGTAGCTGACTCCTTTATTCCATACTCTTCAAGATTTGGGAAAGGGAGTTCAACGACATTCAATTTTTCAAGAATTGACGGAGTAAGAATTTTAGGTATTGAAACATTTGAAAAACGTTGACGTAATTCTTGCTCAGTTAAAATATCTTCTTCTGCGATTGTGTCGTTTTTAATAATCCCGTATTTCATTGTAATCCTCTTTAGCTAAATACACTGATGATTGTGCTTGATAGTGAATCGGCAACTACATCAGCACCTGCTGCTGTTAATATACCATTATTTATCTCTGATGTTGAAGCAAGTGTGCTAATATCTAAACCTTTCAAAGAAATATCTGGGCTTGCAGATACATAACTATTAATAGCATTATCAATAGTAGGGCTCGAACTATCAGTATTAATAATGATGAATGTTTCTATATCACTAAATACAAGATCGGTATTTAATTGATTTAATTGAGCTAAGTAATCCGCTTCTGTAACACCAGCAGCTTTATCAGCCTTCGTTAAATTAATGATAATTGCGTGAATTTTTTCATCGCCTAATGCTTGTTTCGCAAATAAAATTCGTTCAAACAGTTTATTATTAGTATATTGGAAAGTATCTTCAGAAGTTGGTGTATAACCGTTTGTTGCTGGTTCTTTTAACCACCATTCTAATCGTGTTCCCGGCACGGACACATTCATAAAGTTCACTGAGCCGAACCAAGACGATTTTTGACGTATGTATTTACCCATTACACTATGGAAATTTCCTAATGGTGTCGTCATTGGTACTGCTAAAGGAGTAACGCTTGGAGAAACTGCAACTCTCCAATTTCCATTTGCATCCATATTATAGACGTTCGGCGCACCAAAATAGTCATTCGACGGAACAGTATTCGCAGTTAAATCATCACCGATAATAAGAATATTTAGATTTTCGTTAAACCCGTACGTAGGTGCTAAGAAAGGATTAACGGTAGTGAATGTAGTTTCGAATACAGACGTCTTAATCGTTTGTTGCGAAGTAGTTTGTGTCCAGTCTGTAATATATGACGTAGCTTGAGATGTTTGATACGTCGTAGTACCGAGATAAGATGTATCTAATGTTATATCCCACGATGTTGGTGCATTCGTTTCTCTGTCCGTCGTGAAATCCCAAAATGATTCGTAATACGTTTTTATACTTGTCGTTTCCTGTTGCAATGAATCTCTAAACGTATCGAAGTCAGTGGTAACTTTGTATGTATACGTATCTTCGTAAGGAAGGTAGACATATATACTGCCTGCATTAAGTACGCCTGCATTATTACCTGAACCATAACCCGTACCACTATATGTAGCTCTCCATGTTGGTTCATTCGCAGTGCCGGTGAATCTAACAATACTGTTTGTATCTACCGTCCAAGTCCCTGAAATCGTTATGCTGCTGTATGCGACAGCCCAAGTTCCGCCGCCTGCGCCATTACCTAGATCATACGTAATATCCCAACCGCCGTACCATGGTCCGAAAGTCGCGCCATGTACATTGATTGCATTCATTGTCATCGTACCTTCCGGTAAGAAGTTGCCGGAGGCATCTTTACTTTGTGTGAATGTACCCGTAAAAGAGTCGGCATCGTATGTCTCGCGCGTAGTTGTTGCAGTGTAATCAGTGTTCCAATATGAAGTAAATGGAACAGAAACTTCTACATAGTAAGGATAATCTGTAAACGCGTCAGTAGTTCTTTGATATTCGGTATCGTAATATGTGTCGAAAAATGTGGTATTGCCCGTTGTAATCGTATATTCACTAGTCTTATATGTTTCGTGTGAAGTATTCCAATTTGATGAATAATTGGTCACCTCGGCCGTGTCAAACGACCAATTCGTATCAACGAGCGTTTCGACAGATGTATCAAAAACCTGCGCACCATAAGAGACTACTAAAGGAGTCTTTTTAAATGGCGTTCTTACAAAGCCTTTTCCGAATAGATTATTTCTCATCTAAAGTCCTTTCCAATGACCATTCCTTTCCACGTTACACCATTATTTGACGTATAGAAGCCAAGAATATCTAAGCCTGTCGACAATTCCGGAGCTATACCGTTATCCCATATAATCGATTCATCAAAAGTGATTAGATAATCTGCACCACCAACAATCTCTAACGTCATTGAAACAATCTCTTGACCAGCTGGAACGTTTTCAAATGTAATCGTCAGATCAGAAGTAGGTTCAATATGGAATACATCCGCTTGGCTTAAATCTAAAGCACCAGAGGCACTTTCCATATAAATGTTAGAATATAATGCTTTGTCTTCAACGATAGTATTGAATGACATTACTGAAATTACTTGACCGGCCGTAGCGGGAGTCAATAACGTAATAATATAGCCATTGATGTCGTTTGTATAATCGACATCGCGTACAAGTTTAAGACCATCTAACCATACTGATTCAAAACCGGGCGAGTGTTTAATTTCAAATGTTTCTTGACCTTCAGTTGCGACAACATCTATTGATGTCGTTAAAATGTTGCTATTAACAGGTAATGCGTTATTATAAAGGATTACAACATGTTGACTAGCCTTCAAAGGCTCATTCATTGTAATGCCAGATGCATGAATTACATAGTTATTAATATCATATAACATGCCATCAACGAATACTGACACAGTAGTAATTTTTGATGCATCATCGAATACGAATTCGGTTTGACCGTCAGTTGCAAAGAAATCCTTGCGGAAAA